AATTTTCTTTTAACTCTAGGCCCTACATAAAGTGTTGCAAATTTTTTACTCTTACCTGTTATCTTACCAATAGATTGTTTTAAGCCGCCTGATTGTTTATAATATTTAGCGTTTTCGTAATCTCTACCACTATTACCACCTAAATTACTTCTCATAGCCTTTACAAGCGGTGTTGCTGCTTTACGCATACCACTAAGCAAAACTTTTCTAGTAACGCTTCTACTAGCTTTAAATAAAGCTCTATTTATTCTTTCTGCACCTTCTATTTTAGCTATTGGTTTCACTCTTTTGTTTGCCCTATTATTTCTATATATGCTTTATTACCTTGTCCTTTATAGCTTACTCCTTGTATATCAAATACATCAGAGTTATATGTAATCGTATCTTTTGCGTTTATATTCTTTACATTGTCGCTGTATCTTATTGTAAATACAGCTTGTCTAATACTTTGCAAAATACCGCCGTTTAATTTTTCTTTTGCTTGCACCCACTTGATAGATGCAAATTTATCTACGTTAGTAATTGATTCAGTAAAACCGCCGTAAGCGGATTCTTGAGAAAATGCTTTTAAATTTATTTGTATCTTATATCTAAATAAACCAGCGTCCATTATTCCCAAACGTAATTTTTGTACTGATTTATAATTCGTTCATAACCTATTGGCAGATCTTTAGGGCTTCCAAATGTTACTGCTGTTCTGTTATCGTAAAAATGTCCTATCAATAAAAACATTGCCATTTTTAGAGTTCTTGTTTCGTCTGTGTTTTCAGGCTCAACACTATATTTTATTTCGATAGCATCAATTCTATCATAGTATGCAAAGTTTTTTATTATCTCTACTTTTGGCATACCCATATAATTAACAAATCTATAGTCGGTATCTTCTACTAATGTAGTAAGCACGTTGCTGTTATTATAGTATTTAACGTGTCTGTTACTTGTACCTAATTTACCTGAGTATCGTAAATGAAATATTTTATCGTAAGGACACTCTTCAAAGTATTCTGTTACATCTAAATCGACAACTGCTGTATTAGTATCTTTTACTACTTGCATACGAGCTATCTTTATTAACTCTGTAATATAAGCGTTATCGTCAGTATGATCTACCCTTAGATAGTTTCTTGCCTCATCTAATAAAATAACTTCACTACCTGTATAATCATCTATTTTAGCTTGTTGAGCCATATTTTGTTTTTAAAAAGAGGGTGGGGCTAACCACCCCCTGTATTAATCAATTATTAGTTTACATCAACAAATCTCTTGAAGTGAGTAGTTGGTCGAGCAACCAAACCATCATTCATAGAGATAACAACTAATCGAGATAAACCTTTGTGAGCTTCGCTGAATCGGTCAGCAACTAAGTCTAATCCACCAAAGAATCCTAAGTGAATATCATTCATTGCACCGAACAAGATAAACTCATCATCAGCACCGCCACCAGCACCTAAGTTAGAAGTAACATAGTACGGATAACCATTTACTGTTCTCTGAGAATTATCTAAAAACTGAGTAACAAAGTCACTTCCAGCTAGTCCTTTGATAGCTGCTAGTGCGTTTGAATTACAGATGTAAGCCATTCGGTCAGATGATACTGAATTACCTAGCACAGATGTTTCTAAGTCAAATAATGCTGTAGTAGTTAAATCAACTGAAGCATTAGTAGCTGAACCTGTAGTACAATCTAAGAATATTGAAGAAGGCCCTTTTGATTCATCAGCTAAAGAAAGTAAATTCTTTTCCATTTGTGCAGCAATTACAGCAGCCATGTTACGCTCTAATGCAGCGTCAATAGATGAATTTTGAACTAACATCTCTTGTGTGTAAGTAACTAAAGAAACTAATTTTTTAGGCTCTAAAGTTTTAGCTGTTACACTACCAGCAGCTGATGCTCCTGTATCTCCGTCTTCATCTAAATATTCCGCAGCTATGTTAGCTATGATAGGAAGTTTACGATTTGCTGATAAGTTAGTGTAAACATTTGCACCAGCCTGAGCTAATACAGATGCAGCAGTAACTTGATCAATAAAACTTGCAGCTTCTACTGAATTAGCTTCAGCAGCAGCACCATTAGCTAAAAAGTTAGCTCTTTTCTCTAGTGCAATACCAGGAACACCAACACCTCTAAAGATACGTCCGTTACCTTCGTTGATTGCTTCTTGGTGCATTTCTTTGACAACACCTTCAATATTGTTGTTCATTGCTGAACGAGCTGCCTCTGCAATAGAATACTTGCGTAAGTCTTTATCAGATGTAGCAATGTCTTGTACTGAGTGAGTAACAGGCATATTGCTTTTAGCCAATTCTAATGATTTTTCCATTCTTTCAATGCGAGCATCCATCTCTTTAACTTTTGCCTCAGTTGCATCAAAAGACTTTGTTTCTTCATCTGTTAGATTACGATCTTCAGTTTCAGAAACATTAACTAGAGCTGTCATCTCATCAATAGCTGATTGACGCTCTTCGCGTAATGATTTTAAAGTTCTTTTCACTTTTTTAATTTTAACATTTTTAATTTGTTCTTACGAACTTGAACATTGTCTTTGCGTTCTTCTTGTTTATCTATATTATCTAAAAGTGATCGAACGCTTGCTGACGTTTGCGGATAAGCTGGAATAGTAACTAAACTTATATCGACAAGCCTAGAAATTTCCTCTATAGTCCGTATATTACCAGCGTCACTTTTATTCCAACTATCCTGACCTACATAAAAGCCAAAACTCATTTGTGATATATCACCTCGCTCCATTAGTTCAATAGTGTCTTTTGCAAGCTGGGTGTTTGGCATATCTATCTCAGTAAATAAACCTCGTTCATCGACTGAAAGTTTTACAGTGCCGTTTGAAGTTCTACCAAATAGATTATCCATGTCATGATTCAACAAAGCAACTACATCATTATCTAATACATTGTTAAAAGCATCAGGATTTATCTTTTCTCTAAAATTACCTAAGTCCTCAGATAGCTCATTAAAAACTGCGGCATATCCTCTAACTCTTTTTTTGCCGTGTTCGTCCTCATGGTATCTAAGTTCTTTACAATTAAATATTCTTTTTTCTAAATTATTTGCATCCATATTTTTATTGTCTTGTTCCTTTTTTACAGCAGCTGTTAGCTGTCTTTGCTCTTCTTCTATTATCTCATTTCGCTTTCGTTCTGACCATCTATAACCAGCATCAAAACCCCATAGATGTAATGCTATATACCCAGCACTAGGAAAACCCTCTTCTCCTTTTTTAAATCCCTCAGCTTCTTTATCAACTTGATGACGCTCATGATAAGCATACATTTTTTTTACTAAGTCAATACTGATATTGTTACCAATAATACGACGAGCTGTTCTAACTCCGACCTCAGTTCCACCTCTTCCAAACTCTTCTCTTAGTTCTAGCCCTTTCTTAGCAGCGTCCACCATACCTTTAGGCGGTGTCAAGTCTATATCACTCAGAGCCATCTTCAGCTGTTTTACCTTGCGTTATCATATTCATTGGAACGTAAGCATTATCACCGCCCTGAATATCGTTCATATTTTCCTTAGCTCTTATTTCATTTGGCGTAATACTACCTATGTTAAATAATAATCTGTAGTATTCAGCTCTGCTTTTGGAATCACCTCTAAGTAGTGCATTTACGTTATGCTCAAAATATGTTTTGCCTTTATCGTTCTCAAAAATTAACTTCTTGTTAAATTCTTGTTCTATCTTTTTAAGTATTGGAGCTATACAATAATTTAAAAACTCTATACCTTGATGCTCTATATTTGAGAACGTAGCTCTTTCTAAGTCACCTAATAAATGCGGTGGCACTTTGTACAATCTAGCTATCTCTGTAATACTAAATTTACGAGTAGCTAGAAATTGTGCCTCATCTGGTCTAAGTTGTATTGGCTTGTAACTCATACCCTCCTCTAAAACTGCTGTTTTGAATGAGCCACTAAAACCATTATGATATGTTCTATGCCATTGATCGCTAAGTGCTTTCATTGCATCAGGGCCTAGTTGTCCTGGATGCTGTAAAACTCCTCCAACTTTAGCACCGCTTTCAAAAAATTCTTTTCCGTATGTTTGTGACGCTATACCTAAAGCTATGTTGTCTTTTGCTATTGCTATTCTACTTTTACCTACATATCCATCATCCATTATAATATCAGGTATATGTATTACATCAGATGCGTCAAATACTCCGTATTT